AACCGCAGCAATCTATGCTGATTTGGGTAACGTTTAATTTAATCTAACATAGATAATAAAGACCCCTTACATTTAGTAGGGGGTTTTTTATTATATTTATTGTAAATTTGTAAAAAAGATGTATGTCATATAATAATTTTATCATTGATTTTACTTTGACCGACATAGGTACAGTTGTTGAGCCTGTTACATTAGCAGAGGCAAAATTGTATTGTAGGGTAACAACTTCGGTTGATGATAACCAAATAACCTTGATGATTAAACAAGCAAGGGAAGCGGTTGAAGTAGGTACAGGATTGAGTTTAATAGCAAAGACTGCGGTTGTATGGTTTACAAATTGGGATGGTAACTTCCAGCTTCCTTATGGTCCGATGAATAGTTTTACATCATTAATAGACCAAAACGGAGACACTATTGTTGCTGCTGATTACACTTTAGTAGGTGGTAAGTTTCCACAATTACAAAGACCACAATTCCAAAACCTAAAGGCAACTTATGTGGTAGGTTACGCAACCATTCCGAACGATTTAAAGATTGCGATTTTAGACCAAGTTAGCTACGATTACGAAAATAGAGGATTGGATAGTGATACAGGTATTTGTGAAAAGACTTGGAAAGCGTGTCAACGTTGGACAAGAATAAGCCCAATATTATGAGGATAGGAAGCAAAAAGGCAAACTATGTTGATGCCAACACAATGTACTCGGAAATAGGCTTATATGTGCCTACAATCACCGCTGATGGGCAAGGTGGGTACACAACTACCTATGCCTTACAAGAGGTCGTATTTGGGGATTTTAGACCTATGGATGAGAATAGGGCATTGTTAGAATTACAATTGAGTTTTACTCGTTCTGCTAAAGTATTTATCAGGTATGATGTAACAATTAACAATATGTACAAAATAGAGGCTGAAGGGGAAATGTACACAATCCATTCAATCAAGGATGTAGAGAATCAGTTTAGATTTTACGAAATATTAATGTACGCATAATGGCATTTATAGTAAGTTTAAGTGGAATGAAGGAACTTGAAGGTAAGTTAGATAAATTATCTACTGCATTGAAACAAGGTGTTAGTGATGAAATAAATGCTTCTGCACTTAAAATACAAAGTGATGCCAAAAGATTAGCACCTGTAAACTTTGGTCAATTGAGAAACTCAATAGCACTTTCAAAGGATAGTGATTTAACATACACAGTTTCTGCTAACGCTTCTTATGCACCATTTGTTGAATTTGGAACAGGACCACAAGCTAATGTACCTTCAACATTTCCTGAATTTCAGGGTAAATTTAAAGGTAATAGTACATTTAAAGATATGATTAATGCAATAATGTTGTGGGTAAAAGCTAAAGGAATTGGGAATGGTAAAAATGATAGGAGTATTGCATATTTAATTGCTCGTAGTATATTAAGAAAGGGATTAAGACCACAACCATTTTTAGTTCCAGCTTACGAAATGGAGAAACCTAAACTTATACAAAGACTAAATAAATTATTAAATGCTTAATCCTAACATAGAAATAAAGAAATGGTTTTATACCAACTTGACAAGTTCAAGTGCATTGCCTGTTTACGATGGTATAGCACCTGATTCTGCAACTGATGAATATATAATTATGACAGGCAGAACATCCGCACAGGAACAAGGTAAAATCAGTTACACCAACTCCGTTACTATGGATGTTGACATTGTCATAAAAAATAGTAACTTTGGATATAAAAGAGCCGAAACAATAAGCGATTTAATACTAAATGCAATCAATTCCGACACGAATATAACCCTAGCAAATGGGTTTTATGCTTCAAGTTTGGTAGTGGGTGCAATTAGAAATTTAGATGGTTTAAACCCTTTGGACAATGTATTTAGAACAATAATAACTTATAATTTAATAATAACTCAAAATTAAAATAAAATGGCAGAAACTAAAGTATCAGCAAGAGATTATATCCTTTTAGCTGACATAGACAATGACGGAACATTTAAACCTGTTGCTTGTCTTACAACAAACTCAATGACATCAACTGTAAACACTATTGATGCAACTTCTAAATGCGGAGACCAATATCAAGCTGGTCCTTCATTTACTCAATCATTCAAAGGTGATGGTTTTGCAATTGATGAAACAGGAAGTCCTAGTAAGGATTCTTACCAACAATTGTATGCTGCTCACGCTGCTAAAACCGCTTTCAATATGAAGATGGGTAAAGCAACACCAACAGCAGGTGATATTGTTTATTCAGGTCAAGTATTTATTAGCAATTTTGAAGTAAATGCTGCCGATAAAGATGATGTTAAATTTACTGCAACTTTCGTAGTAACATTACCACCATTAACACAAACTGAAACTGTATAAACCTATGTTTGAATTAAAACTAAACAACAACACAATTCAATTAAAATGGGGTACTTGGGCGATGCGAGAATTTTGTATTGCAAAAGGTATAACAGTAGACAAGTATTTTGATGTATTAGCTAATACGCAATTTGATATTGATAATATAATCAAATTAGTATATATAGGTTATAAATCTGCTTGTGTTAGTAATAAGCAAGATATTGAATACAAAGAAGAAGATGCTTGTGATTGGATTGATGAATTAGGCTCAATACTTGCAACTGAAGGTCAGTTAATAGACTATATTAAATATATAGTTGATAGAACAATAATATCAGTACAAAGTAATGGGACTAAAAAAGATGAAAAAAAAAAGCCTAGCAAAACTAGGTTGGGATGATATTTTAGTGAAGGCTGCTGAATGCAATATAAGACCCAATGAGTTTTGGGATATGACTTGGAAAGACTTTTCTATTATCGTAATGGGTAAAGAAAAACAAGAGTTAAACGAATGGGCAAGGACTAGAAACCTTGCCTATATTGTATATTTAAGTAGTACTACTGAAAAATCACCTAAATCAATGAAAGGATTTTGGCACATACCAGCTATTGATGATTTAGAAGTTGAAGAAGAAAAGGTAATGTTAACAAATGACCAATTAGCAAGAACACTTAAATTGTATGGAGTAAATTAAATATTATGTCAACACCTTTAGAATTAAAAATTACGGCTGATAATAAACAGGCATTAGAGGTTATACAACAAACAAGTGGTGCGGTTAATCAATTAGGTAATTCATTTCAAAAACTTCCACAATACAGCAATCAAGCTGGTCAAGCACTTAATAACTTATCAAGGATTGCTCAAGATGCACCTTATGGATTTTTAGGTATTTCAAATAATATTAATCCGTTATTAGAATCATTCCAAAGATTAAGAGAAACAAGCACAAGCACGGGTGCTGCATTAAAAACAATGGTTCAAAATTTAGCTGGTCCAGCAGGATTAGGATTAGCAGTAGGTATTGTTTCAGCAGTATTAGTAAAATTTGGTGATAATATATTTAAGACAGGAGAAAAAGTAAAAAAGACTGCTGAAGAATATGAAAACTGGAAAAACAAATTAAGCGAAACTGATAAATTTGCAGGAAAAGAATTAGCAAACATTGCATCTTTAGTTGCAGCTTATGATAATCATAATTTATCATTAGAGAAAAGAAAAGAAATATTAAAAGAATTAAATACTTCTGCACCACAATATTTTACTGAATTAAATACTGAAAAAACAACTGTTGAAAATTTATATTTAGCTTATGCAAAATATGCTGAAAATATATATGCAGTTGCTCAAGCTAAAGGGGCATCAAAAGAAATAGAACAGTTAACAGGAAATTTATCAAAAGTTACAGGAAGAATACAAGATTTAGGAACTCAATTAACTAACATAAAAGAAACTTGGGAAGTATCATTTAATGTTGACGCAGTAAAAAAGAATTATGATACTTTATCACAAATATTAAAAAAGACATTTGTAGAAACTGCTGACATTAAAAAAATATCCGAATTAACTGGCATTCCTGAATATAAAGTAAATCAATTAGTATCCGAAAGAAATAAATTGTTGGGTACACAATACGGATTAATAAATCAAATATATGATTTATCTAAAAAAACAACTGTATTAGAAGATAATAAAATAGGAGCAATCAAAAAACCTGAAAAGGAATTTGACTATGTAACTGCTATTAAAAAGAGGTCAGTGTTATCAGGTCAAGATACAATGGAAGCAGTTAAGGAAGATACTACCATAAAAGATATGGAGAAAAGCCATCAAGAACATTTAAATTGGCTTTCTAAATGGTATAAGTTTAAAATGGATTTAGCGAGAAAAAGTGGAGAAGAAAATAAAAAAGTATTAGAAGACCAACAAAAATCGTATGAATCATTTGCTAAACAACTTTCAGGAAGTGTAGTAAATGCTTTACAAGGTGTTTATGATGCAATGCAAAAAGGCGATAGTTTTGGTAAGGCATTTTTGGATATGTTAGGTAAAATTACCGAACAATTAATAGCAATGGTAATTCAAACATTGATATTTAGAGCAATTATGGCTGCCTTAACAGGTGGTGGTAGTGAAGTTGGAATTGCAGCATCTAATGTTGCTGGGTCTGCTGGTAGAATATTAATGATTCCTAAATATGCTGAAGGTGGTATTGTTAATAAACCACATATCGGAATGGTTGGTGAGGCTGGTCCTGAAGCTATTATCCCATTAAATAAATTAAGTGGGTTTTTAAATACTACATTTAACGCAGGTGCAATGAGTGGTGGTGGTGCAATGGCAGGTGGCGGTTCATTTGTATTAAAAGGTAATGATTTAGTTTTAGCATTACAAAGGTCTAATCATTCACTTAACTTAAGAAGGGGAATATAATGGCATACGTTAATAAATATAAAATAACAATGGCTACTAAAAGCGGTAGCATTTCAATATTATATATGTTAGAAGATGGTTATGCTGGTGCTTTAATTGAATATCCTGCAACTACAATTCAGTTGCAATACATCCCAAGAAGTGATGATATTTTTGAGCCTATTTATGCAAGTCAATTAAGTATTGGAATAGATGTTACGGATGACATAAATAATATGCCAAACCTAACAACACTAAATGATAGAAAGTATTTATGTAAACTTTACTATGATGAAACTTTAGAGTGGCAAGGATGGGCATTAAGTGATAGCGTTCAATTTTCATTTACAACAGGCAGAAAAGAACTTTCATTTAACGCAGTAGATGGTTTAGGAATATTAGAAAAGATTAAATACCCATTAGCTGAAGATTATGTTTTAAGTGATTTTAATGATTGTATGTTTTATCTATTAAACTCATTAAACGCAATTGCTTTTCCTACTAACTTAAATGTTATAACAGGAATAAGTTATTATGCAGATGGAATGTATAATAGGTCAACATTAAGTTGGGCTGACCCATTAAAGCAATCATATTTAAACTTTGCTTTATTTATTACTAATGATTATCAAGTTGATAATTGTTTGGCAGTTTTAACTAAAATAGTAAAAGGATTTGGTGCAAGATTATTTCAAGCACAAGGGAAATGGCATATAGTTTCAGTTTCACAATTTGCACAAGAAACATATTGGTTTACTGAATATGATAATGCTGGATTAGTTGTTGATTCAGGAACTACAAGTTTTAATGGTTTAATAGATGGTTATAGTGGTAATGAAACAGGTTTATTCTTTGTTGATAATAGCCAAATGAAACTATTAAGAAAAGGATATAACAAGGTGCAATTTGATAAACAAATTGAATATCCTTCAAACTATCTTACTAATGGTGATTTAAAGCAAGTAACATCTTCAGGCGGTTTATTACACGCATACGCTTGGACTGAACAAGTGAATGGTGGTTTAATATTTGTTGCACCATATCCTAGTAGATTATCAAATGATTATTACATAGATATTACAAATGTTGTAGCCCCATATCACGCATCTATAAAACCTAATTATTTCCCTAATATTGGTTTTAATGAAGTGGTACAAATTTCTTTTAATTCAAATCTTGTAGCACTTGGAGCAACAGTTCCTGATGCTTTCTTTATATTAAGGATTCAATTACAAACTCCAGCAGGTTTTTATAGCATAGATAATAATAAAAAGTGGGAGTTTGGCGGTTCAAGTTATTATTTTGAGCCATATGATGCAGAAGTAAGTTTAACTGAATTAAGTTTAATATTGCCACCTGCACCCGAATCGGGAACAATATATTTTGAATATATATTAGCAAAACCTGCTTCAACATATTGGAAATCAACAGTAGAAGCAAACGAAGTAAATAATTTTTCATTTACAATTCAACCTGCTTTTCAATCTTATCAATGTATTGGCTCATTAAATAATACGGATGAGTATGTATTTAATGCAGATTTAGATTTAGGATTTAATGATAGTTATAATGGGTACTATTCTTATAAAGGATTTTTAGCAGATGAAGATGGTTTAAACTTAAAGAATTGGTATCGTTACGAATATTTATCGGATAAGTATCGTTCATTAAGTCAATTAGTAATTAGACAATATTCTAATAACTTAAACAAGAATGTAATCAATATAGATTCAACATTTATGGGTATGAATACCGATGAAGGTAGATTTAGCGGTGCAATGAGAATAAAGGCAACTGATACTGACCCAGCACAAATAAGCGTTGCTAATAAGCAATATATGGTTGGTAATACAACAATTGATTTATTTAATGATACTATTCAAGGAACATTATTAGATATTAATAGTGATAATGTTGAAGCTAATATTTACGAAGTAATAAACTCAACAAGCACACCACCATTTGTTCCTTCGGTTGCACATTTTAGGTCTAATGGTTATGTAACAAGTGCAGAGGCTTTAGCAGGAACATTAACTGCAACTGAAATATTTACATTAGATGGAATTACTGACCCTGACTATGGTGATGTGTTTTATGAAGATGAAGATGGTGGATTAACTTTTAACGGAGATTACTTATGGTATAAGGTAGAAACAGTATTTCCAAATACAAAAGTTTACCAAATAAGGATTGATGGAGTGATAATAGGAATATATACTTAAATTTGTACTTATGGCAGACAATGTAATTGGCAACAATATAATTTTATACTACTTTGAACCACCTTCAGTTGCTTATCCAGCAGGTAGGGATATTGCTTTTTCGTGTTCAACAAATTGCACATTTAGTGTAAGTGTTGACCAAAAAGAGGTAACAAGCCAAACGAGTGCGTGGTATAGAGAATACAAGAACGATACTGCAACTTGGAGTGTAACTTGTGATGGTCTTATAACTTTGGATGGTTATGGCTATTTATTTTTACTTGAGCAACAACAAG